GTGGTTGTAGTAGCGATTCCCCTGCACGCGGGTTTCCGGCACATACGGCGGATCGATGTAGTGCAGCGTGGTTTCTGCGTCATGAGCGCGCATTACCTCCAGCGCATCCTTGTTCTCGATGATTACGCCCTGCAGGCGCTGGCATACTGCGCCGAGATTAGTTGGGTAACGATCCCACAGATGCGCCGCTGTAGCATATTTGCGTTTGCTGTCGCTGCGAAAACCGGACTGACCGCCGATGCCGGCAGCCGAACCAAACCCCATGCAGGCTCGAACAACCATCCGACGCGCACGCTCAACCGGATCGGCGGCTGTTTCTCTGGCAGCACAGAACTCATCGCGAGAGTACGGGGTCAGCGCACAGGCATCCTGCAGGCGCTGGTTAGCCTCAGGATCGCGCAGCACACGAAACAGGTTGACTACCTCCCCGTCCAGGTCGTTATAGACCTCGGAATAACTGCGAGGCTTCTGCAGCAGTACGCCAGCAGCGCCGCCGAAAGGCTCGACGTAGCAGACGTGCTCAGGCATCTGCTGGATTATCCACGGTGCCAGACGGAATTTTCCGCCGTGGTAGCGAATGGCGGGGTGTTTGATTTGGTGGCTCATTTGTCGGCCCCCTCGCGCAGCTGCTTGGCGAAGTCGTCGGCGTGCTCGCCAGCAAGCCACCAGTTGTTCCTGATATCTGAAGAAATAGCCTGCACAGATTTCTCCCGGCACTTTTCGACGAACATCTCCACCCCATCAGCCTTAATCCCGGCTACGATGCGATCGGTGGTGGGAGTTGGCTCTTGCGGAGATACAGCAATACGAATGGTTTCTAGTGCCGGGTCAGTTTCAACTGTTGGCACCTTGATATAACCCAACTGCACCCCGTTCATGATGAACATGCGGCGATCATCGCTCGTCGCCTTCAGCGCCACATTCTCCGCAGCCAGCGCCTCCAGCTTCATTTCCAGATTTGAGGTGGTGGCCTCATAGGCACGAATCTGGCGCTCAAGTTCCGCGTAATCAGTCGTAATAACCGTATCACCGGTGTGAATGGTTGTTTTCGTCATTGTCCTACCCTCAGTTATGAAAAAGGCCCGCTGAGCGAGCCTGTTATTTAAGTCCGGTGATTCGCTTACATAGCGCACCGAGTTTTGATGTTGATTCGAATCCAACCCTCCCGCGAAATAACCACTGGACGGGGATCGTCAGTAGATAGAGTGGAACGAACCACAGCCGGTTAATTCTTTGAGAGAAAGTTGCATCGCGCCGCCCAATCCACTCAGTATTATCAACAACCTGATAGGCAAAATGGCTAGGCTCATCCTCTAAGCGACCTCCACATAAGAAGCTGGTAATTTCCTCATAATTTTTGAACCCTTCATCCTTCAGCTTCTTTTCCAGCTGGTAACGATGGAGCACAGGAACCCACCCTCGGCGGTAAATCACAATTTCCTCCCGGCGTAAAAAAAGGCCGCCTGTAATCAGCAGCCCGTATAGAACCTCAGCGATGTAGATTTGCGTCATCCCCCTGCCCTCCCATAAACCATCATCATGCGCCTGTGCGCGTCGCTGCGTTTGTATTCCTCGACTGGCGAGGCAGCAGATTTAGGCTTGCGAACGTCCCATTTCCGACTCTCCTTTTTGCACTTATCCCGGGCGCTGATAATCCTGTGCGCACGAATTTTGCTGCCGATTCTGTCCAGCCACTCCTGGTAGCTGGCTTCGTCCTTAAATGCGCCCGAGACGTTCTTGATGCAGACCAGGCCGAGGTTAGCCATCTGCCGAATCTCAACGCGGTACGCGTCCCTGCTAATACCCATCGCTTTCTTACCCTGCGCCTCGGTAACCGGCTGGTTAGCAGTGATGTAGTCCAGGATACGTTGTTTTAGTGTGTCCATCAGGAAGCCCTCCCATACACCATCATGACGCGGCGGTGAAAGTCACTGCCCAGGCATTCTGGAACCACGCGGTTTTTCTTTGGCCTGTATGGCATGAACATCTTCGGCGAGTCGTCTCTATCCTCCTTAACGACGACCGTCTCTGCGTTCCTGCGAGCCAATGCGTTTGACTTTCCCCAATTACTGAGCAAATCAGCGCCGCCATTATCAAGCCATGCATTAAGCCCTGACATGCCAGCGAAGACGCCAACTCCTGGCATTGAAGTGAGTTTTCCGCTCTCGCGCAAATACTCCGTCTCCCTGTAGTACTGGCTACGATAAATGCTAAGCGATTTAACAATGCTTGCGATGGTTACCGGCTGATTAGCCGCTACATAATCGAAAATACGTTGCTGTAATTCTGTCATGACTTTCTCTCCCGGTAGCTATCCCAGGTGAATGACAACGTGCAGCCTCCGCCATCGTTCATCCGGTCTATAACCCGTTCTCCAATGAATGCGGAGAGCTCATCTTTGGTTTGGTTGCTTATCAGAATGGTTGGCCTCATGCGCTCATAACGGGTGTTGATGATTTCGAACATGATCAGCTTCTCAGCATCACTTCCGAATTGAACGCCAACTTCATCGATAATCAGCAAGTCTGGCTTTGTGAAGAACCGAATAACTTCATCTTCAGTGCGGGTTGAACCTTTTGACCAGGTTGACTTGTACTCACGAGCTATTTTCAGAGCTGTGGTGAATATTGCCGAGCTTTGATGCTCAGTGATTGCATGTCTGGCAATAGCAAGAGCGAGGTGATTTTTACCGGTTCCTGGCTTTCCGCACATCACCAACCCGCCACCCTTCTGCAATCGCTCGGGCCAGCGCCTTGCGTATGCCTGGCAGACTTTTAGAGCACGCTTTGCTTCGTCGTTTACTGGTTCGTAGTTCTCCAGTGAGCAGGATTCGAATCTGGCTGGAATGCTTAGGCCATCAAGTAGGCGCTCGATGTTTCTTTTGCGGGCCGCCTCGTTGATGCTAGCTCGCTCTTTCTGCAGGCTAGAAAGTTCTTCCTGCAGGCAATCCGGGCAGCAGCTTGGGCGAGGTGGTATTTTTACCATTGAGCTCAAGAAATGCTTGGTCCTGCATTCAAACGGTCCGTGCCTCTCGCAGTTCTCGGTGCTGGTTGTTAGCTCGATATCATCATGCTGAACTGGCGGCTTACTCAGTTCAGAAATCTGCTTCTCAAGTTGATTAATTTTTTCATCCAGAGTCATGATCATACCCTCGCCCATTCTGGAATTTCAGTGGTGCCGTAGTCTTTCCCAGCAAAGTTCTCGGTGATGCGAGGCTGCAGGCGAGAAGTCTGCTTAGCGGATTTAGGTTCAAACAATCCCTGCCAGCCATTGGCGATACTTTGGTTGATGATTTCTTCAGGCAAGTATCCGCTCAAGCGACAACGGTCGAGAAGATTTATCGCCTGAGTGATTGTCTGTTGCGATTTGATTGGCTTTTTCAAGTCGCGACGATAGTTCACCCAGGATGCCCAGACTGATGATGATAACCAATCTGGCAATTCGGCATTCAGTGGGTCGAACGAAACTGGTCTGGGTGACTTATTTGTTTTATTACTATTGTCTTTCTTGTCTTTTGTATGTTTGTCTTTTGTGTTTACCTGATTTGGGTAATGGCCTTTACCTGAATTGGGTAAACTTTCCTTACCTGATTTGGGTAATATTACCTCTTTAAGGTAAGGTTTACTTTCTTTGCCTGATTCGGGTAATTTAGACCATTCGCTGACCGCTTTGTTAATGCCAACAGCTCGACCAATTTGGGTGAGTACCCCACGTTTAACTAGTGCGCTTTTAGCCGCAGAACATTTGTGCGGTAGGATTCCGGTAAGGGCAGATAACTGATCATTGCTAACCCAGTCAGCCTTTTTGTTAAAACCGTATGTTTTACGCATTACTGCCATGAATACCAGTAACTGATGCTGAGACAATCCAGCCAGCATGACAGCCTCAAGAAGTTCATTGGCTATGCGCGTAAACCCATCTTCGAGATCTGCCACGCGCGGCTCCTTAAGTGCCAGGTTAGGCACAGGGAAATTAAATATTTCAGCGGTGCTCATTCACCCCTCCCCAGCGCTCAAGATATTGAGCATCAACTGATTTAACGAGCACCACTGAGCCATCAGGATTTATGACAATGGAGCTATTACTCCTGTTAAGCAGGTCCTTTGCATAAGCAATCCCAGCATGAAGGAGGAAGTTTTTAACTGCAGGCGTGTGACCGATAATCCCTCCCAACCCTAGCTCATATAGCTCGTCTGTAAGGTTGATTTCCCTCTCATTGCAAAAGGAAATAAAGGAGTCGTACACGGCCAGATCAGCAACGTCGCGATTTCTCTCTGGTCCAACAATTGAGTTCAACTCATCGATCACATCTTCCAACTCATTTTCAGAGAACCTGAAAAACTCCCGGCTTTGGTTGATTCTCTCGGAGGAAAAAGCCTCGTGAATCATTTTTTCATCCCTGGCTGGGTTTTTTGAGTGAAATGCTGCAACGACTGAGAAGGGGGTAGGAACTCCGGTGGTCGAAGAGATCTCCTTTGCTCTTTGCTCAGGGGTGGTGGTCGTCATGCCAATTTTGTAAACTCCTGGCATAGAATCATTCTTTAGGATGTAGATAAATCCGTTCTCACGATATTCATCAGGCACTTTCATTTCTGTTAGCACCTGGAATTCTTTTTCAACATCTGCCATAATTACCTCGTTGATTGCTTTAAAAGTCCATCGTGATTTGGTCAGAATCCCTGGTTGCCGCCGGGGATTTTTTCTTTGTCAGAACCGCAGCCACTTCCTTTGCCAGCCTGGCGATATCGTCATCAACGACACCCCATTCCAGCACTGCCAGCAGCATTGCCATTTTTGGCAACCAGCTTTCCTTCCAGCGAGTTATCTGCGCCTTATCGACGCCAATCTCTTTTGCTACGTTATTGCCACCTTTCAGAGCGATTCGGTTGAGCAACCAGGACTCAATGCGCCTGGCATTCACCTTGTTGCGGTTAATTGAGTTGTCCATAAGTTATTGTCCTAGTGTTGAAATAGTTAATTGAGCGCATTTAGTGATGCGCTTGTTGTTGGTCCTATGTGTTCACAGGGAGCTAATTTTTAAAGAGCGGTACTACTAAGCGGCTTTTTCCGGATTTGGGAATAAGCCTGGAAGGTCTGGTCGAATCTGATACGCCTTAACCTTCCCTCCAGTTGCATCAACAAGGGATGCAACATTTTGTGGGGCCACCTTTGCCTTGCCGTGCAGCCATTTCTGAACAGCTGCCTGACTAACTCCGCACGCTTTGGCTAATTCCTTCTGCGTGCCGACAATGGCAATGGCGGTTTTAATTACAGGATTCATAAAACCACCTCCGTTGTATCCTGTTAAACAATATAAAACCTTGGTTGTTATTTTGCAACCACTTTGGTTGTTTGACCTAACAAAACCTAGGTTGTATTTTCACGGCATGAAAATGACACTTGCAGAACGCTTAAAAGTTGCCATGCGCGAAGCTGGCATGACTCAGATGAACCTGGCTAAGTTGGCTGGTGTGAGCCAAGCCGCAATTCAAAAGCTAACGTCTGGGAACGCCAAAAGCTCAACTAAGATTATCGAGATCTCTCGAGCTTTAGGTGTGCGCCCTGAATGGCTCGCAGAGGAAGTTGGGCCGATGAAGGGCGATGGAAGTACGCCACATCATCCTGATTCAGATATTCCTCCAGAAATGGATTGGAAGCCCGTTGATCCATGGGACAATGAAACACCTCTTAGCGGTGATGAAGTGGAAGTGCCATTCCTCAAAGATATTGAGTTTGCATGTGGTGACGGAAGCTTCTCTGATGAGGACTACAACGGATTTATGCTTCGTTTTTCTAAGTCAACATTAAGACGCAAAGGCATCAATTCTGATGGATCTGGCGTTCTTTGCTTTCCTGCTCATGGGAATAGCATGGAGCCGGTGATCCCGGAAGGAACAACAGTAGCTGTAAACTGCAACGATAAAAAGATTGTCGATGGCAAGCTGTATGCAATAAACCAGGGCGGCTGGAAGCGCCTAAAACTTTTGTACAGAACTGGCCCAGAAACGTTAACCATTCGTAGTTATAACTCTGCAGAATGGCCAGATGAAGAAGCAGAGATAGGAAGCGTAGAAATAATAGGTCGCGTTTTCTGGTCATCGACACTTTGGTAAAAGAAAATTTTCCACTCTAAAGCCCCTTCATGGGGCTTTTTTATTACCTCAATAAAATTATTTTCCTTTAAATTACAACCACAAAACAACCAACACATAAAATATTACAACCCTAGTTGTTGACAGTGATACAACTATAGTTTTATAGTTAACCCATCGCAACGAAACAGCGATGCGGCACCAGATAACAGCCGCGCCAGTCAGCAAGATGGCTGCTCCTTAAGAATTAGCTCTCTGTGAATACACAGACCGGAGAAAGTGCTTCGGGATTGGATGAATGCGCAGGCTGATGCGCAGTGGGACGTGGCTGACTCACTAGGATGGCTCAAGCGAATAAGCAAGCTCGACGCCGCTGAACAAGCGCCTTATGCCGGAGTTCAGCACCGGCCATCCAATCACCAAAACATTTCTAGGGGAATCCGCTCCCATACTTAGCGGCCACCAAAAGCAGGAGGATTTATGTAAATGCATGAATATCAAGACTACAAATAGTTAAAACCGATCCGGCCCGCCCTATAGCTTTGTGGCATAGGAGGGCTTTCTTCCCCACCCAATGGTGGGGATAGAAATACATTCGAGATGCTAGAAATCTCAAATTTATTTTGAAGTGAGGAACACCTATGAATCGCAATCAACGCAGGATGGCGGCATATAACGCCATGAAAGCTGCTGAGCACATTGAGTCAGCGAACTACATCAAGCGCATCGACACCGCATTAACCAGGCTGTCAGAGGGGTGCACCAAGCGAGTTGTGCGGGCCGTGGCAGCGTCTGAATCATTATCCCGGCCAGATTACCGCAAGCAACTCGAAAGCCGCGCAGAAGCTATCGAGCGCAGCCAGAAGCGCATCTGGTACAAACAGCCGGGAGAGCGCGGGGTAACGTGCTCGGGGCGGCAGAAACTTAAACTCAGCAGCAAACCGTTAATTTGAGGTGAAAGATGGAGAGGTGGGCAAAGCTATTTGAAGCCAATGGACGGCAAGTTTTAATCACAAAGGATGTGGATGACGACGATAACCCAAAATTGAGTATCAGCATTCGCATTGATGGTGCAGAGCTAACGTTTGGCCCCGTCTTCAGAGGTTCTGACGGCGATGAGTTGCTTAAAAAAGCATTTAACTCAGCAGGTCAAGACGTTGCTAATGCTTTCACTGAGGCGTTGGTTGGATGCGAATCAGTTATGGATGCGACAAGAATTTTAATGGAAAGAAGCTAGGTCGCTACGGCGGCCTTTTTATTTAGTCAGCAAAGAGGGTTAGAGGATGAGCCGCAACGGTTGTCGCTCTCTCGTTATATGTGCAGCTATCTGCTCTGTGTTCTGGCTGACGGCTGCAGCAATTATTTACGCATGGTGGTAATCATGAAAATCAATCACGAAAAGTTAAAGTTGGCGCAACGGAAAGCGCGGCTGGCACGACTATTGGGCGATGGCCTCAAATGGATGGAGGCCAACGAGGAAATGAAAATCGCGGCTGGTATGCCGTGGTATCGCGGACGGGTGGCGGGGTGAGTATGGAAAAGTTTATGGAGACGCCTGGGCCTTGGTTTGTTGTTGACGACCATCCACAACGAGCTTGTTTTGATATTGAAAGCGCGGAAAACGGTTCTGTTCATGCCTCTGTTTATACGGTTAACGATGAAGCCATTCAGGATGCGCAATTAATTTCAGCAGCACCTGAATTGCTCGAAGCGCTGCAAGCTATGTTGAAAAAAGCATATAAACAAAACTGGAATGACAACTATCCAGATGAGCTTTTAGCAGCAGAGTCGGCAATCAACAAAGCCCTCGGTAAGGAGTGAGCATGCAGCAGTTTGAGTATTTCGTTATGGATAGCAGAGCAGCCTTTGATACAGAAGATGCAACCATTTTTGAAGCGTTAGGCCGTAAGTTGCCCACAAATCGCAATTTAAAGCGAGACTGGGGTGATATGGGCGCTTATTTAGTCCGCGCACCTGTTATCAGCAATACGGCCTGCGGCGATTTCGAAGTCATTCGCCAGATTTAACACTCCCACCTCACCATATTCAATTCTGGCAGTCACCCGATGCCGGAATATCCACATTCTAAATTCAGGAGTCAGCTATGAATCTGACACTCACCGATAAAGCAGAAATTAAGCGCATCATCGCCGGACTCGGTGATGCAGATATGGAGCATGTGCACGCGGAAACTGAACGGCTTGCAGCATCATGCGCCCCGCTGTTCGACATGCTCGAATCGCATAAGCCTGACGAGTTTACCCGGGATGCAGTTAACTGGCTCAGGGAAGACGATTGCAACGCTCAGGACGAGGCAGCAACGCTGTTTTACGACGCCATCCTGATGAGGGTTAAGGCTGAGTACGCAATTAACGTGCTCATGGGCAGGCAGAGAATGGAGGACGCGGCATGATCAACATTGTCGAGTTCGTACAGCGACAGGAGCCGCTGTTCTGCGGCGCTCTCACTGACCAGAGCGTTACCTGGGCCAAAGAAAGCCAATTCGCCATCCAGTGTTTCCAGAAAAACGACTTTCTTGCAAAAACAGCCATCAATAATCCTACCAGCGCACAGAACGCGATTATTAATGTCGCAGCTATTGGCATTACGCTTAACCCCGCTAGCAAGCTGGCATACCTGGTTCCTCGTGACGGAATGGTGTGCCTGGATATTAGCTATATGGGCCTGTTACACCTCGCTCAGTCTGCCGGATGTATTAAGTGGGGTCAGTGCAAACTGGTCTACTCCAACGACACCTACGAATCTAACGGCCTTGATACTGCGCCCACTCACAAATACAACGCATTCGGCGAGCGAGGCGAGGTTGTCGGTGGTTACTGCACAGTAAAAACGCCTGACGGCGATTATCTCACGGAAGAAATGAGCCTGGCGGAAATTAAGGCCACCGAAGCAACCAGCAAGGCTAGGAACGGACCATGGAAGAATTTCTGGGAAGAAATGGCCCGCAAGACAATCGTTAAGCGCGCAAGTAAATACTGGCCCCGCGCAGAGCGCCTTGATAACGCCATTCACGTCATCAACGAAGATGAGGGTATCCATCAGGAGCCGGTAATGCCGTACAAGTCAGAGGAAGATATTCGCGAAGATGAGCGGCGCAAGCAGCAAGAAGTGATGGATAAGGCTCAATCACTCTGCGATGAAATGGCGTCAGCAGAAACAATGGACGACTTGAAACGTCATTTTGCAGAGGCGTATCGGTTAACAAATGGCATGAAATTACAGCAGAACGTTCAGGCCATTTACTCAGAATGCAAAGTTAAATTCACGGAGGCGGCATAATGACTGCTCTTTATCAGATTGCTAACGATTTTGCCAAATTGTCAGATTCCGGCATGGTGCCGGAGTTAATCGCCGACACTCTGGATGGTATTGAATGGGAACTGGAAGCCAAAGTCGAGCAAATACTGGCTGTTTGCAAAAACGAAACCGCATATGCAGAAGCTCTCAAGGAGGAGAGCAAGCGGCTGGCTGAGAGGGCGAAATCGGCTGAAAATCGCGTAGCAAGCATGAAGGAGTATATCGCCCGCTCACTGGAAACTGCTGGCAAAAAATCAATGAAGGCTGGCGTTCATCAGGTGACAGTTCGTGCTCCGTCTGAATCCGTTGAAATTACCGACGCATCGTCCCTGCCCGTAGAGTTTGTTGAATACGAAACAAACATCAAAGCCGACAAAATGGCTATCAAGCATCAGCTGAAGGCTGGGGTTGATATCCCGGGCGCGGTGCTGAAGGTTGGCAAGCCTGCTCTGATTATCAAGTAGCGGAGGCGTAATGAAACGCGTAGCCCACTATCGCAACGGCCGCCCTGGCCGCATGGCTGGCATGAGCGAGAAATGCTACTGGTATCTCGCCAGCCACGGAAAAACAGCCACCGGATCAGAACTGGCCGCATTCCTGAAAATATCCCTCCCAGAGTTCAATAACCGCTGTCGGGTTCTGACTCGCAATAACGGCATGGTGGCGAACATATCGGCGTCTGTGACGTGGAAAACAGAGAGCGGCCTGGTTGACCGCCGGTTCACGCTGCACGGTAAGCCTAAGTTTGTCGCTCCGGCTCCGGGTAAATCGCAGACGCGATATTTTACGAAACGGTCTATTGAGTACGCTAAGACCAACAGCCAGGCCATTTGCCTGAAACAAGCAGAACGCCGCGCGCGACTTATTAAAGCTGGTTTGTACATTGACGAATTTGAGGCGGTTTTATGACACCTGAAATTATCGACGCCGCTCAGGAGTACATCGAGCGCAACACGGCGGCAGGTATTGACGCACTGCGCATCGACCACAGCGCCGTATCTGCAACGGAATGCAGAGATTGCGGATATCCGATACCGGAAGCGCGTCGTAAATTCGTACCCGGCGTGCAGACCTGCATTGAGTGTCAGGAGCTGGCAGAGGAAAAGGACAGGATTAGGGGGGGGATTTGATGGTCGTTTGGTCGCTGTTCGATGGCTCGGGGATTATGGGCCTGCCGTGGGCTCAGGGAGGGCATTCCGTTTACTGTTTCAATGCAGACGAGGGAGACCACGGAGAATACATCATCAAAATGCAGCATGAAAACCTGCACTACATAAAGAAGTGGATATCTCCAGGCAGTGATTTTAGCGACTACCCTGCGCCGGATATTATTTTCTCCTTCCCATCCTGCACTGAGCTTGCCGGAAGCGGAGAGAAGCACTTCAGGGAGAATGAGGCAATCTCAACCGCCGTAAAGACCGCGCGTGTTGCTGAGAGGCTTGGTGGTGTTTTTGGATGTCCGTGGATGGTGGAAAATCCAGTGGGCAAGCTGTCGTCGGAGTGGAGAAAGCCGGACTACTATTTCCATCCGTTCGAGTACGGAGGATATCTATCTGGATTTGAGCCTGCATTTCACCCCAAGATGCCCGCCAGAGACGCATATACCAAAAAGACCTGCATATGGGCTGGAGGTGGTTTTGTTATGCCAGAACGTCGCCCTGTGAGCCATATAGGGAGGTTTTGGGGGTGGGCATACCTTGGAGGCAGGTCGCAAAGAACAAAACAGCTTAGGAGCCTAACGCCGCGAGGATTTGCTATCTCGGCTTATGAGGCTAACAAATAATCACCCGCTCCGGCGGGTTTTTTAATTGGAGTAAATATGGATAACGGCGACAAGCTCGTTATTGAGCGCCTAAGAGAGCAGCGCGATGACGCCCTAAATGCTCTGCTGCTAGTCATTACCAGCTACAAGAAAAATAAGCGTAGGGGAATTGGTATCGGACCTCTGATCCGGGCAAGGAAGGTTCTTGAACGGCATGGCATGGGTGACATTTACGAAGAGGATAAATCATGACTTTGTTAGAGATCTTAGTGAAAGAGCTGCCGTGGAAAGGTGGGTGGCCGGTTGGGGTAAATTACATTGCTCAGGATTCGGATTGGTCTATTTATGGATTCGAAGAGAGGCCAGAACTAGAGGATGGTCATGAGTGGCTGGATGGAACAAGTGGAGGATGGCTACTAAAGGTTGGCATTCTCGCGGAGTCATCGGACAAATCGACGTCTGTCATCACCCGCAAGCAGTACGAGGCCGCGCTGGATGATAGCAAGAAGATGGCGTGGAACGGCGAAGGATTGCCGCCGGTTGGCTGCGAGTGCGAATGGGAGGATAAGACCGGATGGTTTCCAGTAAAGATAAAATACCTATCTGAATGGGTTATTGTTTTCTCAGGGTTAACCATGGATGGAGAGGAGGTTGATATTGCAAAAAATCTTTATGCTGATGATGTTAAGTTCCGCCCCATCCGCTCGGAGGAAGAGAGAAAGCGGGATGAGTCATTGGCCGGGTTAAAGAAATCGTTAGGCCACGCATCTGACCTGTTCGACGTAATGCGAATCTACTCAGCCATCGCCGCCGGAAAAATACCCCACGTCAAAATCGTGTAGCCGCCTATGGGCGGTTTTTTATTGCCACTATGCCGCCGATGTGCGGCTTTTTTATGCGCGGAGGTAAATAGTGGAAGAAGAGGTATTCACAAGGGACGAGGCCGCAGCTTTTCTCAAGGTATACAAAGGAACCATTACGGACTGGATACGTTCTGGACGCCTGCCCGCATCTCGGGTTAACCCTGAAAAAAAGAAAAGCCCTTACCTCATCTGCAAGTCAGATTGTATTGCAGCCCTGAAAAACACGATCAACAATCAAACCGTGAATGCGGTTGATATGCAGGAGGGTAAAGCATGTCAATCAAACTACGTGGTGAAACCTGGCACTGCGACTTCATCGCGCCAAATGGATCGAGAGTTAGACGATCTCTTGAAACCTCAGACAAAAGGGAAGCGCAGGAACTTCACGATCGTCTGAAGTCGGAGGCGTGGCGCGTAAAAAAACTTGGCGAATCGCCGAAGAAGCTGTTCAAAGAGGCTTGCATTCGGTGGATACGAGAAAAGGAGGACAAGAAGAGCATTGATGATGACAAGAGCATTATCAAGTTCTGGCTCCTGCATTTTCGTGATCACCTGCTTTCTGACATTACAGCAGAGAAAATTATGGAGGCCGTCGATGGCATGGAGAACAGGCGGCACCGCCTCAACTGGGAAATGAGCAAAGAGCGGTGTATCCGGCTCAAAAAGCCAGTGCCAGAGTACGCACCAAAACAAGCAGCAAAAGGGACGAGAACCAGACACCTTGCCATTCTGCGTGCAATTTTAAATATGGCGGTAGGCTGGGGCTGGCTGGATAAGGCTCCCAAGATTTCAACGCCGAGAGTGAAAAACGGGCGTATCCGCTGGCTAACAGAGGAGGAATCAAAGCGGCTTTTTGCAGAGATAGCGCCACATTTCTTCCCTATCGTCATGTTTGCCATCACTACCGGGCTGAGGCGCTCCAACGTAACAGACCTTGAGTGGTCACAGGTAGACCTCGACAGGCGTATGGCGTGGATGCACCCGGATGAAACAAAGGCTGGTAACGCTATCGGAGTACCGCTGAATGAAACGGCGTGCGGAATACTACGCAATCAGCAAGGGCTACATAAGCGATGGGTATTCGTTCATACCAAAGTAGCCTACCGCAGCGATGGCACAAAAACTCCAGCAGTCAGGAAGATGCGCACAGATAGCAATAAAGCATGGAAAGGAGCGCTAAGGCGAGCAGGCATTAGCAACTTCAGATTTCACGATTTACGGCACACGTGGGCAAGCTGGCTTGTTCAGTCTGGAGTTTCTTTGTTGGCCCTAAAAGAAATGGGTGGCTGGGAGACGCTGGAAATGGTTCAGAGATATGCACACCTGTCAGCCGGACACCTGAACGAGCATGCGAGCAAAATTGACGCAATTTTAAGTCGCAATGTCACAAATATGGCACAAGAGGAGAATGTGGTTTACCTAAAAGCGAAGTAACTGATTGATTTAACTGGTGCCGATAATAGGAGTCGAACCTACGACCTTCGCATTACGAATGCGCTGCTCTACCAACTGAGCTATATCGGCTTTTTGGGGAAGCGGTGCTGCTGTGGCCTAGAAGGTTAAAACTCTGCGGGTGATACGTCAATGCCTTTGATATCAAACGGCTACTTTTGCATCACCCGCAGGTCAATTACGCGCGGATCGTGTCGTTACCGAAGCCGATCCACTTGTAGGTGGTCAGCGCCTCCAGGCCCATCGGGCCGCGGGCGTGCAGCTTCTGGGTGCTGACCGCTACCTCGGCGCCAAGGCCGAACTGGGCGCCGTCGGTGAAGCGGGTGGAAGCGTTGACGTACACCGCGGAGGAATCCACTTCGTTGACGAAGCGGTCGGCGTTGCGCAGGGTGCGGGTCAGGATGGCGTCCGAATGCTGGGTGCCGTGCTCGCGGATGTGGGCGATGGCGCCGTCCAGGTCGTCCACCAGCTTGACGTTGAGATCCAGCGACAGGTATTCGTCGTCGTACTGCTCCGGTTCGACCAGCACCACCTCAGCCGGGCCGCTGGGCAGCTGGGTGATGGCGTTCTCGTCGGCGTGCAGGGTGACGCCCACATCGGCCATACGCTGGCTCAGCGCGGGCAGGAAGCTGTCGGCGATGTCCTTGTGCACCAGCAGCGTCTCCAGGGTGTTGCAGGTGCTGGGGCGCTGGGTCTTGGCGTTGACGATGATGTTCAGCGCCGGCTCAATTTCCGCCGAGGCGTCGACGAAGGTGTGGCAGACGCCGATGCCGCCGGTGATCACCGGGATGGTAGACTCTTCGCGGCACAGCTTGTGCAGCCCGGCGCCGCCGCGCGGGATCAGCATGTCGATGTACTTGTCCATTTTGAGCATTTCGCCCACCAGCGCGCGGTCCGGGCTTTCGATGGCCTGGACGGCGCCGGCGGGCAGGCCGCACGCTTCCAGCGCCTGCTGGATCACTTTCACGGTGGCGGCGTTGGTGCGGCAGGTCTCTTTCCCGCCGCGCAGGATGGCGGCGTTGCCGGTTTTCAGGCACAGGGCGGCGACGTCAAGGGTAACGTTGGGGCGCGCCTCGTAGATAACGCCGACCACGCCGAGGGGCACCCGGCGGCGTTCGATGCGCAGGCCGCTGTCGAGAAGCCCGCCGTCAATCACCTGGCCGACCGGATCGGCGAGGCTGCAGACCTGGCGCACGTCGCCGGCGATGGCGCTCAGGCGCTCCGGCGTCAGGGTGAGCCTGTCGAGCAGCGCTTCGCTCAGGCCGGCGGCGCGGGCCTCTTCGAGGTCGAGATCGTTGGCCTGCAGGATGGCGTCGCTCTGCGCCTCCAGCAAGTCGGCAATTTTTTCCAGTACCTGATTCTTCTCCCGGCTGGAGAGGAGCGCCAGCGTATACGATGCTGCCCTGGCGGCAGCGCCCATCTGTTCAAGCAT